TGAGCTCTTGCCCTGCGGCATCGGTTCCATCATTCTCGGTTGAGTTGGTCTGTCCAGGAAGATTGAATGTTCCCTTCTCGCGCCATACATAGTACTCAGTGCCGGATGTATCCTTTGTGATGTATCCGATTGCAAAGCTCTTAGGTGTACGCTCATGCTCTACGAACATTCCCTTTGCTGCATCGTATGTCTGGCCGGTGATCTTAGCCAAAACATCGAGCGGAATAGCTGAAGCATTGATTGTGATTGTATCTGCACCGGTTGATGAGATAACAACTGCAGCTACGTTATCATAGTAGTGAGCTTCGTTTGTTGAATCTGTTTCCTTGGAAATCTCGGAAACGCCTGCAACCTCAAAAACTTCGCCAAAAGTGATCTCTTCTGTGGTATCTGTGAGAACTTCTGCTGCAACAAGTCCTTCAATACCGCGATATTCAACGATTTTAGGCATCTTTATACCTCCCTTATAAGATTGAATGTTTACTGTTAAAGCCTTACCGGCTTAATTACCAAGAAATATTGCCTGCATTCCCCTTGCGGTATGGGTATTCTCATCGGAATACACATCATATCCCCTGGAAGGAACGATCCACTTTTCCTGCTTTAAAAGATTCCTTGCACTTGCCAGGACTGAGTAGGTAAGCTCCGGATCCGTAGAGTAAAAATTCACATCAAATTCCCACTCTGCCATATAATCTTTATTATCGTAGTGGCTATGATCCGGACTGGCTGTGTTCCAAAAGGTAAAGAAGCTGTCAGGATACTTATCTCCTTCATCAAAACTTCCCTGCCTATAGACCGGATATCCAAGTGAGCTTAAAAGCTCGATAAGAATATCTTCCATCACTCAAATCGTCCTAACCTTTTATGAATCTGATCCTGCAGGCCTTCGATCATATGCTTTTTCATATCTCTTTCATATTTCTTCTGACCGTAGATCTTCTCAAGTGCATAATCCGGTCTCATCTTTGGTGTACCGGTTATGAGAAATCCTCCTGCTCCAGGCTTCGTTTTATCAAAACCTAGGCCTATGGAAGCTTCCGATCCGCTCCACTCGACCTTCGGATTCATGATGATTGAGTTTGCGGTTTCTTTTGCACTTGAAGAGTATCTTCCGCCTGCCGGTAAGTTGACATTTTGCACGGCTTCAACCGTATCCTGCGCAACCTTCTTGCCTTCTTCTTCCATGACTTCTGAAAAAGTTGTCTTGAGATCTGCTCCGAGCTTCTCAAGCTGATCTGCAAGATCTTCGAATACTCCGAAATCGATCTCAATCGCGCTTTTTCGTGCTGCCACTTCCTTATCCTCCGATTTTTCTAACTCTTAGCTGCATATGCTGATTTCTTCTGTTGATATTCTCCGGAGTTGCCATGATCTCATAGGTTTCTCCGGTATCACATAAGTAAATCCTGCAATTTGCCTTAAACTGAGGATCATACCAGGTGTCGATGGTTGCGGTATCAACTACGGTATATAGATCATTGACCGTGCTCTCAGTACCTCCGAAGGTTCGAAAACTTCCGAAAAATAAGAAGCTCTCCTCCGGATCTGGCCATGTTTCCTTCGGCGTACCCTTTACCATAACGGTCGTAGGTACAAGAAGGCGCATAGCCACATTAAAAGGTTCTGCAGGGCGATAATTGCGCCTTCCTCTTGCCATAATTACAGACCAACCTTCTCGATTGCTACGGCTCCGCTTGAAAGTGTAGCCTTGTAAAGGTTTGCATGATCGTTTACAACCTCATCTCCGGTTGTAACAACTGCAGCTCCTGCAACCTTGAAGCCTTCATAATCGTAAGTAGGTGCAAAGTACACAACTGCTGCTGTGGCACCTGCTGCGAAATCAAGGCTCTTAACCGGCTCAGAAGCGATCACTGCGTTTGCAGGATCTGCATCAACAACAAACTCTCCTTCAGGATTCTCTGCATTGATGGCATCTACTGTCACGCCTGCAATTGCAAAGATTCTTGTGTAAAGAGTAAGCAAGTCGATTGCATTGATATTTACAACACGATCTCTATTGATCATCTCTAAATCCTCCTATTATTTTTTGTATGAAAGTTGTGTGGCTCTCTGCATGAAGTAAGTCGATAACTTTCCTCCACTCTCTCCATAATTCCAAAGATCGGAAACGCCCCTGGCCACAATCCCAGGCGTGATGTTGGAAGCAATCACGCCTGCATCCTTAAGAAACGCAACAACTTCATCGATATATTCCGCGATTGTATCATCCTGATAGGATCCGGTGATATTTAATGCTAATTTCACGCTTGGAAGAAGCGCTGTTGCTGTTTCACTCATGTTTTAACTCCTTATACGGCCTGCCACTTACCATCTACAACAGTAAGCACCTTGCCATCATCTGCATCTGTTACTTCAGGCAGCACTCCGCCGCTTGCAGCTGCAAGAGTAGCAATTGCTACAATAACCTCAGCGTTGAGCGTAAGGTTTTCAACATCTGCTTCGGCTCCGCCCAGGGCAACATATAATGCCTTTAAAGCTTCAACGTTTCCCATAAAGCACCTCCATTAACCCTTGAGGATCTTATAGAATCCGGTAGGATTGAGCACCTTACCATCAACAACTGTGAGTGCCTTATCAACCCACTCATTAGCTTCCTCATCGAAGTATCTTCTCATTGTGAAGCCGAAGTTTTCGTTGATAGCGTACTCGTTAGGCTGCCAGAAGATTCCGATGCAGTCTCCTGCTGAAGCTGCGTCAAAATCAGGAACCACATCAGGCTCAACCATAGCGATCTCACGGCCAAAGAATCTAGCTGCAGGATCCATTGCATCTCCATCGCCTACAACAAGGCCGGTTGCCTGGCGGAAGATAGGATTGTTGTTAGAATCTGCCATTGTCTCAAGATAAGCATCAACTGTTGATGCTGCGAAGATAAACTCACCTGCACGATATCCAAGAGGAAGCTTTGAGAAGAACTTCTTTCTCCACTGTGTCCAGTTGTTGATATCTGTTGCAGTCATTGTGATTGTGTTTGTTACTCTAGGATCAACAAGGATACCAGTCATGCATCCATCACCGGAACCGAGCACAATGCCCTTATCCATTGCTTCAAGATAAGCAATAGCGATGATCCTTGTGAGCTCTGCTTCGAAAGCTGAAAGTGTAAGGATGGAGCTAAGGAAAGTCTGAGCAACACGGATTTCTGCTGTGTTGTACTCAAATACGATAGCGCCAAGCTTATCTGTTCTCTGTCTAGGAGAAACAGTGCTCTCATTGATCCACTTAAATTGAGCCTGAAGTGCGCCGATCGGAATCTTTACTCCTCCAGGAACGCTCATCTTTCTAACTTTGTTGTAAAGATTGCCGTAGCGCTTTCTAACTGTATTGATAACTTCGTTCATTACAGTGATCGGAATTGCAGCACCGGTTTCGTTTGTGGAAATAGCTTCGCCGTTTCTCATCTCGATAGGTGTGCCCTTCTGAACGTACTGCATGAAAGCTCTGCGGTATTCAAGAGAAGCTGTGGGGTCTTCATCTCTCTTCTCTTCTTCTGCGGTGCTCTGTCCAAAGCTTCCAAGGATCTGAGCGCCTTCAAGTGTTGCAGGTGCAGCGTTTCTTGCTTCTGTTGCTGCCTGCTCTGCTGCTCTCTCTTCCTCTGCAATAGCATCAAGCTCTGCCTGGGCTTCGTTGATCTCAGCGTTAAGATCATCAAGCTCTTCTGTCATGCTTCTTACTTCATTAACATCTGCGGAAGCACTCATGCGCTCTGAAAGCTTCGCAACCTTTGCGCGAAGTCTAGCCAGGCGCTGCTCAAGAATCTTCTTTCTCATTCTCAATTTCCTCCTAATTTTTTCTTAAAGTTGAATTTTGCTTTTAATAGCTCTAGCTCGGTATCCACTGAGCTTGTATCTTCTGCGCTTCGCTTCGCATTCTCCAACGCAAGCCGAGCATTCTCCAACGCTTCCTTTGATCGCGCATTAATCTCTGTTGCTTCATATGCCGGAAAAGTAACTGCAGAAACTTCCACAACGGTGCTTATGGCTTCAATGTGCCTTGTGGGATGATCGGATTCCAGATCTTCCCATCTCTCTGCATCGATGCCGAACATAAAGCTCATGCCGGTTATATCTCCACGCTCAACTGCGGAATAGAGATTCCTGGCTTCAGAATTGTTTTCAGTGTCAAGAGAAACTCTTATTGCCATGCCTTCTGCATCGGTCCAAAGCTGCATAGTACTGTTAGGAGTGTTTCTTCTTGACCTTGCAAGCGGAATCTTTGAAGTATCGTGATTTACCAGGAAGCGCACATCTGTAAGATCTGTATTATCAAGCGCTCCGGATTCAATCACCTCATCGAACCATCCAAGATCCGTGCGGCTGTTGTAAACTATTGGCCTTCCGATGATGATCCTTCCGTTTTCAGTTTCTTCCGCTCTGATCTCAAAAGAATAACTTCTTCTTTCAAGCTCCTTTTTATTTGGCATATCTCCCTCCAAGAAAACAAAAAGCCTATAGCCTTCTTTCGAAGGTTATAGGCTCAGTGGCTCAACTTTTCTTTTCTATTTTTACTTTTACAATCTTTTTGCAATCCCTACCTTTGCACTTAATCTTGATCCCATCAACATGAGCTGTGGCCGGATCATAAGTGAAAAGCTTTTGGCCGCAATGTGGGCATCTGTACCACTCTTCCATTAACAGTTTATCCTTTTTGCAAGATAATTAACAACTTAACCCCATACAAGCATGTCTTTTGCATCAAGTGCAGATTCGATTGCTTCCTGGAGATCTGCCGGCATAGAGAAATTCTTTGCCTTCATAATGTAATTAACGGATGTGTTTGTAGGGCGTGAAGTATAGCAGGCTTCGCCAGTGAACGTTCCAACATTTGAAGATATATAAACGTTACAACCTCCTGTTATCTGATGTTTAGCATCAGCATCTTTTTCCCAAGTCGTACTAGTTGATGTTGAACTTGATTGGTGATTTGAAATAACGCCAATATTTGTATTGCTTCCACCGGTATTGGAATATACATAAAGCCCTAAATGCTCAGTACCATCCTGGTGTGTTCCAACGCTTCCTCCGTTTCCCTGGCCGCTATGGCTGTTAGTACCTGCACCTCTAAGAAACTCACCGCGAAGATCCGGAAGATTAAATGTTGTGCTTCCATCTCCGGATCCGAAGTTTGTGCCGATAACCGCAAAGAGATCTGCATACTCTGTCCTGGATATTGTCTGCCCCTGGCAAAGAAGCCATCCTTCAGGAGCTGTGGTTCCGCCAAAAGCATTTATGGTTCCAAGTGGGCAGTCTGCCCAAAACGTACCACCGGCAATAAGCTTTAATATTTTGTTTACTGAATCATACTTTTTTACGCTCATTGACTTCTCCTTTACTATCTTACTAAGCAGAACCAAGCTCCAACCAAAAGTTCTCCGCCTTGATACTTTGAAAGAGTAACAATATTATCGCTACTAACTGAAAAAGTAACTAAATACACTTTAGATCCATCATAATAAGATATTGCATAAGGCCTGCCTATGGCCAAGGATTCTGTGGGAAGCACTGTTGGTTGTAGTAGATAAGTCATGTTGCTATAATTCATAATAACGTATATGAATCTATATCCGGTTTTCCAATCATCCGGAAGCTGAGCTGATCCAAATGTGTTTTGAATTATGATGTTGAATCTTCTTGAAAAATTTCCATATACATCCGTGAGTTGCTTATTAGTCATAGCATAAGGCACATAAGTATCATCTTTTATTTCAGGCTTACGGATCATCGGATAAAAAGTTTTATTCGTTACAGTTGTTCCGGAAGCGATTCTGATGATTCCATCAACAAGTGTATCATCATTCGGTATTCCACTTATCACCTTTTCACCTTCATTTGTGAGTCTGCAATAAGGAGTCCATGGATCTAATGTTGCATTTATTGACATGAAGAAAGTATTATTAGAACCATCTGTTAGCTTGCTAAAAATGCATCCGTTAATAAATTGGCACGCTGAACCTTTTATATTGTGAAAATAATAAAATGTTGAGTTAGCTGTTGCGGTTCCGTTAGCTGTTACGCTTCCATCAGGATTTACTGTATATGTTATGCCATTACTTTCTAAACCATCTTCACTGTAGTATGGAGTAGATATCATGTTCTTAGCGCCATAATAATTAACCACATCGGATATTTCTGCATCAAGATCTTCAACCTCTTCTGCAACTGCATTCGAAGTAACCGCGTGCATATTTCCATCTTCAACCGTATCAACAATTGTAAGATAATTATCTGCATCATCATCAAAGAAGGCATAATCATACTGTGCCTTCTGATCATCTGTAAGCAGATCCCAGGCATCAACAGTACCGCCAAAGATTCTCTTATAAAGGCTAAGATCTACCTTTGCCGTGAAAACATGTGCATATTCATAAGTCTTAGGATCTGTTGCAGGTGTTACTTCCTGGCACTTATAAACTCCGCCTTCTTCAAAATCCTGCGTATCCGCTCCCAGGTAAAGATACGACACACCCACATTGCCTGCGGCTGCTGTGGGCATGGTATCTGTCACTGTAAGCTTCTTTTTGCCGACTGCTTTAAAGAGCGTTGTTGCATCTGAATTGCTTACAAAATTACTCATAGTATTCTCCTATTATCCAAGAAGATCAATAAGTGCTGCGATCTGCTCCGGTGTAAGTGATTCCGGCTCAGCATCCTTGATGAGCTCAACAACATCAACCTCATCAACTTCTGTGGGATCCCAAGGATCATCTGCTGTGTGAGCTGCCTTAAATCTGTAAAGCTTCTCATCCTTCTTTACAACATCGCCGATCTCATAAGCCTGAGTTGCATCGAAATCATCCTTGCAGATAATATCAAGGATTGCATCGATATCTACAAGCTGACCTGCGCAGTCATACTTGTAAACTTCTGTCTTAGAATAATATGTCTTTAAAGGATCAACAGTTGTATCTGTTGAAAGGACATACTTACCACCAACAAGCTCATACCATCCTTCAGTTGAAGGATTCTCTGATCCTAACGGTGTAACTGCTGAATAAGTTGAAAGATCATCGATGATAACATTTTCGCCTGCCTTATACTTCTTGCCTGCGCCTTCAACGAAACGAGCATCAGTTGTGAAATCTTCGTTGATGTTATACATCCATCCGATCATTGTGCTGTCAGGTGTTGCCGGAAGTCCTGCGAAAGCAACGCTTCCTTTAAATGTCACTGCTCCGAGCTTGTTGATTCTCTCGGCAATCTTAGCGATTATGGCCTGGGCATCTGAATAGCTAACAAAATTACTCATTTTTCAATCCTCCTTAGATTAAATCTAATAATGCGTTTAATTGGTCAGTGGTAAGTGCTTCATCTCCTAAAGTTTCCTCCCACTGATAAGCTCCTGATTTTTGAACACATTTATAAAAATGACCTGATTTATAAGTATCAGTATCTTCACCAACATATTGAATTGTTTTCCCAAGCCAATCTGCTGAAGGTGCAGGCATTGCATAATATTGTGTGCCTTTTAATGTTTTTGTGCCGGCATCATATGCAAGGCCATCGGCAAGATTAACAATGTCTGCTATTGTGATATTGACATTGCCTTTTCTGAATGCTGCTTCGATTGCACCTTTTACGCCGGTGACATCTCCTCCACCGGTTCCGCCGTTTTCAAGGATCTCTTTGAGCAGGTATTCAATTCGGCTCTGAGGTTCTTCAACTTCATAAGTTGCGCCTAGCATATTCATGAGGAGTACTTCATTTCTGCTCTGAGGAGCGCCCAGATCTGTATAGCTCATCTTTTACCTCCCTTAAGTTTCTGTTACGGTTTTATTCTCATCTACAACATCAACATTAACTTTTCCGAGCTGATATTGTGCTGCCTTATCTGCTTCAACCCAGTTAAGTGACATGTAGCGCTTTCCTTCTAACTCAGGCATCGGCCTAAGTCCAAGAGCCACTCTCTTCTCATTCTCAAATAGCGCTCCGGTAGGTGCCAGGATATCAATCATCTGAAGAGTTTGATCCATTGTCATGAATACAAGCTCTTTAGGATAGAACATGATCTGATTTCCAAAAGAGATCTCGCGCTCAGTGAAGATCTTCTTCGTGAATTCCTGGGAGATCTTGTTAATGATCGGCTCAAGCGTTTTCTGATAAAAAGCTTCAAACTGAGTTTTTGTGAAATCTCCGTTCAATATTGCAATCGGCACTCCCCAATTGCGGAGGATCTTCTCATCAACAAATTTGAGCGTTTCTTCGCCAACAAGCTCGCTCTTATGCTCTAATGGGATAAAGTCTGTTTTTAAGTCGATAGGTAAAAATCCGCTTTCAGAATTTTCAAGCTTTCGCTCAAGCTCCTTAAGAGCTGCTTCGGTTCTTCCATCATCCATGAGCGTGTTATACTTCACCACGCCGCAAACTGAATAACTGGCATTCATTGCCTTTGCGATGCCATCAAGGAGCTTCTTGTTAAGATCCAAAGTCTGAAGGATTGCTTTGTGGTTCGGCTGTCCTGCAATATCTCCGCCCATGTAGTCATTGACTGAGTAATTGTATTTAAGGTGTATCACCTGATCATAACGAAGTGTGGTTCGGTATCCATTCAGGAACCAAAATTCCACATAAAGCTCTCCGGAAGCATCCTCAATGAAATTAACCTGCGTAGGCTTGATCGGATAAAGTGTCTTATAAGTCCTTGTTTCTGTTCCGGTCTTAGGATCCACATGTTTCTCATAAATCGGTACAATAAAAGCATTGTAGTTTAAGAGAAGGAGCCACATTGTTTTCTCAATCATATCTGCGGTTGTCATCAAAGGATTTGGATTATTGAGCACCGCCTGAATATTATCAACAATAGGTGTGGGATCGTTTATACCCTTCTGAGCTCTTATATGTGTAGGCTTAAGCTTTGACATCTCATCAACAATACACTTAAGCGCCTGCTGCACCACATCGAATTCATAAATGGTTGTGCCGTACTGTGTGAATACTGGGCTCCATCCATCCAGGTTAGGTGCGAATTTTCTATTTTTTGGCGGCCTTTTAAAAAGGTTATCAAAGATGCCCATTCGCCTTATTCTCCTCCAACTTTTTCATATCCGAGCGATGCCTTCTCCACATTTCATACAGAGAAACAAGCGTTACCGCTCCATCTATCTTTTCTGCAGGATCCGTTTTGATGATCATTGCCTGCCGCTTGTTATTCATGAGTATGCTGCTATTATCCAGGCACCACTGATCAACCGGATTATTGCCATAAATAATGTTCTGCGCTTTGAATTCAGCTTCTGCAAGATTAACCGCATTGCTCAAGGTTTCTGCGTTTTGGTTTATCATCTCAAGCTCTCCGGAAGCTTTTGCCCAACCATACTCTTCCATTCTTTGCAGGAAGTCTTTTGCAAAGCGTTGATCATATCCGCATTTGTAAAGCTTGATACCGTACTGCTTATAAATCTCATAAAACCAATCTGCAACCTGCGTAAGATCTATATCATTTCCATCGCATACTGTGATATATCCCTTTTGCGCCCATTCCTTATACTTTGCGCCTGCAAGGTGATCATCGTTTTTAGGATCAAGCTTCGATTCCGGTATAAAGTATCTTGTCAATATATATTTTCTGTTGTTGTCAGATTTTATGCAAAGCGCCTTCGCACAACATAAGTCTGTAGTCTCTGCGAGATCCACGTGGCCAAGGCACCAGAATCCTCTAAACTCTTCAGGATCAAAGGCACATTCGTACATATAATCTTCAGAGTTTAACCAACATTCAACTCCGTTCTGTTTGAAGTTAAAGTCCTTCGATAGCACGAAGATTCTATCTGCTTTTGATTTCTTGGCAAGATCTATCTGCTCTTCCAAGTAGCTCTGCTTTTTGACTATGCCAAGCGCCGGATTAGATTTATACCATGATTTAGGATTTTGAAACACTTCCTGCTCAGAATCCTGAGTATATAGCCAAGGGAGATAGCGCTGCGCTGAAATAGAATCATCTTCGCCTTTAATTATCGCCCTGGCAGTCTTAAGCTCATGATCAAGATATCCATCATTAACGAAGCCTTCGGTTGTGATGATAATAAACTTCGGATTATCCTTAAGTGACTGCGACTGCTCTATTGATTTTGCAATCACATTGTTGGCCATCTCATGAGCTTCATCCAGGATAGCAACATCAATGTTTCTTCCTTCTTTGTTTCTTGTACGGTCTGAAAGCTTAAATATTTTCGTGTTAGTGATCTTGTTCAGGATAAATCGCTGATTCCTCTTAGTGTCCAGATCGTTCGGATCAAAGAGTTTCCTCATAGTATCAAGTGAATCATAGACAATCGAAGCCTGGTTATCATCATTACTGGAGCACACAATATCTGATCCATCATTTCCGCAAACAAATTCGCTGCAACCTATAGCGCTGCATAATTCGCTTTTTGTGTTTTTCCTGGCTATAAGGAATAGTGCCTTTTTAAATCTGTCTATTATGATTCCGCGATCTTCTGATTCTTTGGCCATTTTGAAACTATAAAAAGCTTCCAGGAAGGCCTTCTGAAACAAGATCAGTTTCATAGGTTGGCCATAGTAAGGAGATTTTGTGAGCTTAACGCAATTTTCCATGAAATCCATCCGAAGCTCTGCAGCGCTCGTATCATAGAAATACTCATCATTGTGATGCAGATCTTCTTCCAGGTTGTTAAGCTCCATGATCATCTCCTGACCGGCGATGATATTTCCGGAAAGGATTTCTTCTCTGTACTTAAGCAGAAAGCTGTTGTCCGGTGTCCAAATCTTTTTCTCTTTTACAAGCATTAAAGATCTTTTTCCTCCCTGCTTTTTGCCCACTTGCGGAGCGGAGAATCTTCTTCAAATCCTTCTGCGTTGCCGGTGAGCCTTTGGAGATTCCACAAAGAGCTGTTGTATTGCTGCAGCGCTTCCTTATACTGTTTCCATGCTGCAAGCTTCCTCTTTCCGGATAGATCGTTTTTGCTTTTCCGGTCGAAGATCTTCTTAAGCTCTTCCATCTGCTCTTCCAAGAATATCACCTCTTCGAGCAATTTCTCCGCCACAACTCTCTGATCTCCGTTTTTTTGAAATAATATGCTTTCAAGCTCTTCTCTTCTATTCATGAATAACCAATAACCCTATTTATACAAACCCCCACACTTCATAAGGAACCAAATTACCACTCATTAGTCCTCCGCGCTGACTTTGAACTTCATCTTGTGAGTTATATTTGGCAGCTGTATATGTGCATTTATCAATTGTGAGCACATTATTTGTGTATCCACATTTAACATTTCTCTGATATGTCATAATCGTTGTTAAGCTTGGATCGTAAGTATCTTGATCGGCAGAAGTAATTGCTCCAAAAAATTTAATGTTTGTCGGTATTATAAGTGTTGCTTCTAACACATTTTGATTTATTTCAGTATCATAAAATATTCCAACAAGCATCAAATATCTGTAATCACTCAAGTTGATATTCAGAGAATTGAAATTTATTGTGATTCCATCATAATCTGTTCCATTCCCCTGCCATAACTTAACTCTTCTTGCCAATAAAACCTGATTAAATTTTTCATCAAGTCTTTCATCAAATGCAGGATCAAAAACATTTTTAAATGGTACCTGGCTTTTGTCGCTATTAAATAAAAACGGCATATCTCCCTCCTTCTTCAGAAACTAAAATATAAATTTTTAAGATTTAATTTGTTTTTTTGAGTTTTTTTCGCAAATTTTGAGTTTATATTTAAGGTTTTTTCCAAATATTTTTCGCAAATTTTGAAACGAAAAATTTTCAAATCCCTTTTCACCGAAAATTAAG